TTGCTCCTTGATGAGTGTGATCTAGGTTCGAACAAGTTGCTCTGCTTGCAGCCTGTCCTTGAGGGTAAAGGTGTTTACCTCAAGAAGATTAACAAGTGGGTCACGCCTAAAGCGGGTTTCAACGTCATGGCCACTGCCAACACTAAAGGCAAGGGTTCAGATGATGGACGGTTCATTGGAACTAACATTCTCAATGAAGCGTTCCTTGAACGCTTTGCGATCACGATGGAACAGCCCTACGCTTCGGTTGCGGTTGAAACCAAAATCGTTAAGGGTGCCATGAAGAAGTATGGTGTTGATGATGATGAGTTCGCCAAGAACCTCGTAACGTGGGCTGACGTTATTCGCAAGACCTTCTACGATGGTGGTGTTGATGAAGTCATCTCTACTCGCCGTCTGGATCACATTGTGAAAGCGTTCGCCATCTTTGGTGACAAGATGCAGGCCATCGAACTCTGTGTCGCACGGTTTGATGAGGATACAAAGGTTTCATTCCTTGACCTCTACACCAAGATTGATGCGGGTATTATCACTGGTGAAGGTGAAGTAGAAAGCGTAGTTGACGCTGGATCACCAGCCGAAGCTCCCCCGTTCTAAAAAAGATTATGTTGGGGGTTGAAATATGATGTTTCAATCCCTATATATAATAGGTGGATGCCATTAAGGGTCCATCGTTTAATCTTGCTTTTTATAAGGAGATAGCAAAATGGTTACAAATGTGAAAACACTAAGTCTATTCGACAATATCAACCAACTTACACCCTACGCCGTAGGATTTGATCGGGTCTTTGATCAACTTAACGCATACGCTACAAATAATGCAGCGTCAACAGGGTTCCCGCCATATAACATCCGTAAAGGGGGTGAATATACTTATGCCATCGAAATGGCCTTGGCGGGTTTTTCAAAGGATGATATTGAAATCGAAGTAGCAGAAGGTTTGCTTACGGTTCGTTCTATCAAAGATAATGATGAAAATGATTCCAACATTTATCGTGGAATCTCATATCGTAAGTTCAATCGGAAATTCACCCTTGCAGATGACATTGTGGTGAACGATGCTTCCCTCGAAAATGGTATGCTCAACATTAACCTTGAGCGTATTGTTCCAGAGGAGAAGAAACCTCGCAAAATTACAATCAAATAATTTTGAAATAGTAGCGAAAGGGGTCTTGACTTTTAGACCCCTTTCGTGTATTATTATAAGAATGAAATTTAATAGTGGAGATTTATAATATGGTAACTTTTACAACAGGAATGGTGGGTGATCCCGGATTCGTTGATCCAAACAGCCCGGAAGCAAAGTCAATGGTTAATCCCTCTATAGAATACGATTTTGTAGAAAAACCTTCTGAAGAAGAAGTAGAAAATATTAGTACTGGTATTTCGGTTTCAATGCGTAATAAGTTAGCAGTCAATATTATGAGAGCTGAAATTCCGTTAAATATTGTTGATGAGTTGAATCAACATATCGATGACGTAATTGTTCCTGCTGGTCAAGACTTGTCAGGTGGATTAGTTGGCCAAATTAATCAAAATGAAAAATCTGCTCAATGGTTATTTCCTCATAATTATGGAGTTGGAGAGCAGTTTGCTGATGTTCTTAATCAACTTGCTAAAACATATATTAAACAGACTCTGGCCGATACTGGTGATGATGATAAAGAAATAAAGACTGATATTCAAACTATGTGGACTGTTCATAGTTATGCCGGTGATTATAATCCTCTGCATGATCATGGCACTCGTAGTTTTATGGGCCTGTCTTGCATTCTCTTTCTAAAGGTTCCCCCTCAGATTGAAGCTATTAACCTTCCATCTGAGGAAATGATTGCTGCTGGTGTCACGCCGGGGTTTCAAGGACTCAATGGTGCAAGTGGTGCTGTTGATGGATTTACTTATTTGTGTTGGGGTGTAAACGGTATGCGTGATGTTAATATGCTTCGTCCTATCACAGAAGAATATGTCAAACCAGAAGTTGGAACTATGATTATATTTCCTGCTTGGTTGCGTCATGCTGTTATGCCATTCGCTGGTGAAGGTGAACGTAGAACTTTCTCTGCAAATATTAATGTGGAGATGCAATGAGCGATTTTATTCATATGATACAGATGGAAGATACATCATTATGTGATGATATGCTCAAATACTATGACAATAGTGTTGAATATAAGCAGCGTGGATTATCTGACAGTGGAGATAAAGAATCAACCGATGTTGTAGTTTGGCCAAACTCTAGTAATACTACTATTTTGAAGTATTTAAATTTCCTTGGATCGTGTGTTGAAAGTTATCGAAAAGAATATGATGCTTTTACTTTTCCTATAGGATATGCCGAACCTTGGCTTATTCAACACTATGAACCAGGCGAAGGATTTCCTTCTTGGCATTGTGAACGTGCTACTCATCTAACACATCAGAGGGCTCTTGTCTTCATGACATACCTCAATGATGTTGAGGATGGTGGTGAAACTCAATGGTTGTATCAAGGCAAACAAGTGAAACCTAAAAGAGGGCTGACTGCTATCTGGCCAACAGATTTCACCCACACACATAGGGGTGTAATATCGCCAACGCAAACTAAAACAATTGCTACTGGATGGTTTAGTTTTCTGGATGCTAAAACTTCTCACCGTGAACTCACAAAATATTATAAAAATATTATTAATGAAATGAAGGTTAATAATGGCGAAGAATGATTACAAATATAATGAAGGTAAGACACTTGTTGAACTTCAAAAATACATCGACTCGACATATGATGAACACTATAGCAAGAACAAATATCAAGCTACAGAGTTCATCATCGATGGTGGACATGGTGAAGGTTTCTGTATCGGTAACATCATGAAATATGCACAACGATATGGAAAAAAGGGTGGAAAGAATAGAAATGATTTACTCAAGATTCTTCATTATTCTATTATTGCTCTGTTTGTTCATGATAAAGAAGGCGACACTTAAACTTCTTATGTGCTTTTCTATTATTGTATCCACTAGCAACCTGATACATCAGAGATGCTTGTAGGTTGTTAGTAGAACAGAACTTGGGCATATCGTTTATGATTAGTTCTTCCCCATCTGGCGTTGTCACAAGGTAGGTTTTGAGTTTGGATTTGTTCATATTATCAGTATTTGATTTTTTCTTTCCCTTCATTGATACAGACATTTTTTCTTTTGTTTCTTGGGAAGGTTTATACCATTTTCTAGATTCAAGTATCTTCTTCATAGTTTCTGGGTTTTTACTGGGATTATCATCACTTAACATTCTGGCTCTACAAATCTCTCTACGGACATCATCACTTTTGATTTGCCCAGATAACATATCAGCGGCAAACTTGTCTTGCCATTTACCATGCTCTCCATATAGTTTTCTGTGTGCTTCAGCGTGTTCTTCTACGGAAAGGACTACTATGTTTGATGAATGATTTAGACCACCCATATGACGGGGAATTATATGGTGTTTGTGACTTGACATTTGTTCTTCCTTGTGTTAGTATTAATACACTAAATGATAAAACTATTTATAATAGTATGACTTTTAACAAGTCATATATTGAAGGTGAAAAATAATGAAACTATCTACTGAAACTATCTCCGTACTGAAAAACTTCTCTACAATTAACGCTAACCTTATGGTGAAGGCTGGTTCTAGTCTTTCCACTATGTCTGCAATGAAGAACATTGTAGCGAAGGCAGATGTTACTGAGGAATTTCCCAGTGACTTTGCTATCTATGATTTGAATGAGTTCCTATCGGCACTCTCTCTATTCGGAAAACCCGATTTAGAATTTAATAATGACTTTGTTATTATCACAGAAGAGGGAACATCGGAATCTCTCAAATATTGGTTCTCTGACCCATCCGTGGTGACGACTCCATCTAAAGAGATTTCGATGCCCTCGACTGAGTTGATGTTTGCACTATCCAGTGAGACTCTTGACAGAATTACTAAGGCCGCTGCGGTTGTCGGTGTTCCTGATATGGCACTTGCTGGTGGTAAGTTGATGGTCACTGACAAGAAGAACAGCACTGCAAACGCATTTGAGACATCTCTGGATGTTGGTGATGTTGCTGCTGACTATAAGTTCTGGTTCAAGGTTGAGAACCTAAAACTTATTCCCGGCTCTTATGACGTTGAAGTGTCCTCTAAGAAGATTAGTCACTTTACTAACACTAAACTTGGTGTGCAGTATTGGATTGCATTGGAACCCGAATCTTCTTACAATGCCTAATTTGAGGTAGTTGAGAACTATCGTCCTTAAATCTCCGTTTTTATAAATAGTAGTAGGAACGGAGATTTAAATGATTTATCAAATTACGAATATTATTACTAACGATTTTTATATTGGATATACTAAGTTTACAGCAAAACATCGCTTCCAATCTCATAAATATAATGCCAAATACAATATCAAAAGTCATCTGTATAATAGTATGAATAAATATGGAATTGATAATTTTACAATTAAAGTTATACAAGAGGATGGACTTCTTAATCCCGATGAAGCATATTGGATTAAAACTTTGAAGCCAACATTGAATATGACTAAGGGGGGTGAGGGTGGAGATACGAGCAACTTTGAAAACTTTAAGATATCAATGAAGGAGTATCACGCAAGAAAACCAAAATCAGAATATGCTACTTATGGTATGCTTGGTAAGAAACTAACAGAAGAATCGAAAACCGCAATAGGTAAAAAAAATAGTTATCCTGTAATATGTGAAGGTATTGAATATCCAAGTATTGCTTCGGCCGAGCAACACTATAAGTCAATTGGTAAACCAAAGTCTATAAGAAAAAGGATTGATAATCCTAAGCATACAGAGTGGTATCGTCTTAGAGAAAAAAGATCATATCGTAGATTAACAAACGAACAGTAATAACATTTAAATATATAATGAAAGAATTGAATATGAAAGACACGTTTCTTTGGACAGAACTTTACAGGCCACGAGACATCAAGTCATGCGTACTTCCTAAGTCTCTAAAAAATTCCTTGCAATCCTTTGTTGACAAGGAAACACTACCCAATCTGATTCTCTCAGGTGGTCCGGGCGTTGGTAAGACTACTGCCGCCCGTGCCATGTTGGAGCAGATTGGTGCTACCTATATGTTTATCAACGGTTCTGAGGAGTCAGGTATTGACGTTCTCAGAACCAAGATAAAGAACTTTGCGTCTACTGTATCACTTGAAGGTGGTAAGAAGTATCTCATTCTTGATGAGGCAGACTATCTAAATCCACAATCAACGCAACCAGCCCTTCGTGGTCTAATTGAAGAGTTCCACAAAAACTGTGGATTCATTCTAACCTGTAATTACAAGAACCGCATTATCCCTGCACTACAATCTCGTTGTAGTGTGATTGACTTTGTGATTCCTAAAGCAGAGAAGAATAAACTTGCAACTCAATTCTTCAATAGGGTGATTGGAATCCTCAACGAGAATGAAATCAAGTTCAATGAGAAGGTTGTTGCAGAACTCATAAGTAGTCATTTTCCAGACTGGCGTAAAGTTCTGAATGAACTTCAACGCTATTCTGTGGCTGGTGAGATTGATGCTGGTATTCTGGTAAATCTTGGTGACAAGAATATCAAAGAATTGATGGCCATGTTGAAGAAGAAGGAGTTTACTAATGTTCGTAAATGGGTTGTCGATAATCTGGATAATGATTCAGATAAGTTGTTTCGTGCTGTTTATGATAATCTATATGATTATATTGACCCTAGTAGCATTCCTCATGTTGTCGTGGCACTGGGTGAGTACCAATATAAAGCGGCGTTTGTTGCTGATCTGGAAATCAATATGATGGCTTGTCTCACTGAAATTATGGGAAGGACAAAGTTCAAATGATTAAAATATATGATGATGTTGTAGAGGGTCATGTTGCAGAATTGATTG